CTAGGAATGATTTTCAATTACGCAAAATTCATCCGATGCATGTCAATGATGTCATACGACATTACCAACATCCTGAAAGATCGCCCGGTTTACCTTACACAAAACAGGGTTTTAAACGCAAAGATGAAGTTGATCCGAACACGATCAAGTGGAACGTCCATCGCATGAAATATGGAATATGGAAGCGTTGCAAGACTCCTTGCACAGCCGCGTCACGTACCACGGTTTCAAAAGATAAAGATAAAGTTAGACTAATCTGGGTCTACCCTTCGCATATGACGTTTGCAGAAGGTATGTTTGCCATGCCTCTTTTGCACGCATACAAGCAGCAGTTAGGGTCACGATACGGAATTTGGATTCAATATCTTCGAGGACACATGCGATTCATGCTTAGTCACAAGCCTAGAAATTACACTTGGCTTTCAGCTGACTGGTCGTCCTTCGACAGTTCCGTTCCTGCTTGGTTGATTCGGGATGCATTCTCGATTCTACGCGACAATTTGGACTTCACAGCGTACCAAATTCGCGGAGCACCCACAGACAGTGATACTTTACCACGATTATGGAAAACTATCATCCACTACTTTATCAACACACCACTCCGCTTCCCTGATGGCGAGATCGTGTTCAAGAAACAAGGTGTGCCTTCTGGATCCTACTTCACTTCATTAATCGATAGCGTTGTAAACTGTATCGTCACCCATTACTTACTCATCCACCACTCGGTTGCTTACAGCAATGTGGCATTTTGGGTGTATGGCGATGACGTTCTTGTTGCAATAGAGCGATCTTTCAATGTGAATGAAATGGCTGCAACAGCCCAACTAAAATTCGGAATGATGCTAAGTGAAAGCAAAACAGAAATAGGACAGTTTCCACACTTCCTAGGATTTGGTCTACACTACACTGGTGTACCACAATCCGACTATGATCGACTCATGGCACAGCTGTGTTTGCCTTCACGTCCCGATTATAACCTAGGAGAGTTCGCTTCGCGTGTACGTGCGTTGCAGCTCGCATCATTTGGTAGTTGCAAACCTTTCTTGTATGAGACCCAATTGTACCTGGAATCCATAGGTTTGCCACATCCTGAACTTGATCTTCCAAAGAGACACGAGCTTCGAACGAAACTCGAATATCTTGGACTTGAACATTGGCCCGCTTTGGCAGATGTTCTCTCCCTCTAAGAGGTCAAGTCGAGCTAGG